AAAGCCGACCTACTGGAGTTAGCCGAGGAACACTTGTGGACGTACTTCTGCAACTGGCTAGACGTAACGCCAGACGTTGAGGTGTTCTACCCTGGCTCCTTTGATATACGCGATTACGACAAAGAGTTGTTGTTTTTGCAGCAAATGAAAGCTAGCGGCGTCAGGTCTACCACGCTATCCCAAGAAGTGGACAAGCAGATAGCCGACCTCGTGCTAGATGATGACAAGTTAGCGCAAGCACATGTCGAGATTGAAGGGCAGTCCCAGGTTTTAGGGCAGTTCCCAGTGGAGACTGAGGCGTAGTAATGGCGGCAGATGACGTCTATGAAAATATCCAAGAGGCTATGGAGGAGCGGCACAAGGAATTCTTGTCCAATGCTTTTGACCTAACCGAGCGGGATATGGCTGACCTCATACAGTCGGCGCCAGATAGCGCAGGCAAGCTATTTGACTTGGAGTGGGCGATAAATGCTCGCTCTGAGATGCGCCGAATACTAGAGGATGATTACCTTTCTAGCGTACAGACCATTCTGGGCGACTACAGAGGCCTCTCAGGCGATTTACAGGAGATGCTAGGCACTTATGGGGACTTCGCAAAAGTACAGCCACAGGTCATTTCAGGGCTTCAGAGGCTATCATTCCAAGGCTTTGAGGCTTTGGCGCAATCACAACTGGATGCCTTGGCGAACGGGGTCTATCAGGCGTCCTTGTCTGGCAGGTCAAAACAGGACTTCATCAAAGAGGTCAGGGGGCGCATCAATGGAATCTATCAAGCAAGCGATCAGGCAGAGATTGAAGAATTGGTGGAGGTCGCTAAAACAACGACTGGAGCCACGCAACAGGCAGCGATTGATAGACTCCATGGAGTTTATAACTCAGATCGCCTTGGTAATAACCTTCGGCGTTATGCGACAACTTACGCAACAGATTCAATCAACCAGTTCTCGGCTTCGCTCACGATTGATATCGCTAATCAGGCGGGAATAGAGAAGTTTAGGTATCGGGGCAACGTCATACGCGATACCCGAGAATTCTGTAAGAAGCACAGAAACAAGACATACACCCGTGATGAGATAGCTGAGATATGGGCGGGGAGTTGGGCCGGTAAAAGTGCCGGTGACCCGTTCATAGTCCGCGGCGGCTACAACTGCCGTCATCGCTGGATACCAATAGTAGAGGAAGAAGTATGAGCAAAGAGCTAGATAGAGCGAAGAATCTGGTCGCTAGGCGGCCAATCCCACCAGCTATCCGCGAACTGCTGGAGCCGTTAGCAGCGGCGGCACCAGAGGACGAGAAGCTAGAATTTGATGATCTTTATGGAATAGTGAATGTTTTGCTGCCCCTACCCAAAAAGACAAGGAAAAAGAAAGATGCCGAAGATGAACCCGAGCAAATACGGCAAGAGCCTGAAGCAGATTGGCAAGAAGAAGAAAAAGAAGTCTAAAAAGTAACCGCCAGCTATTGACATCCCTGTGATGCTGGTATAATGCCCCCACTCGAAAGAGGTTCGCACATGAGCGAAGAAGTCATGGAAGGAAGCGCTGAAACTGAACCAGTGCAGGATACGGAAGTTCAGGAAAGCAAGACGTTTACCCAAGAGGAGCTTGATCGCATTGTTGCTGATCGAATCCAAAGGGAGAGGCGCAAGCTAGACAAGAAGCTGGAAGGTATCGACATCGAGGAAGCTCGCCAACTCATGCTTGAGCGTGAACAGGCGCAGATTGAACGCCAAAAGGAAAAAGGCGAGTTCGAGCAGGTACTGAAGCAGACTGTCGAAAAGAAGGATCTGGAGCTTGCCGCTATGCGAGCCGCGTTAGAAACCACCAAGATAGACGGTGCGTTACTGACAGCAGCTAGCAAGCACAACGCTGTAGACTCTCAACAGGTATCGCAGTTACTGCGGAATCGTGTAAAACTCTCCGACGATGGTTCGGTTGAAGTCTTAGACGATAACGGCGCAGTCAGATACAACGACAAAGCCGACCCCCTCTCAGTTGATGAGTTGGTGGGTGACTTTCTTACGGCTAACCCGCATTTTGTCAGAGCCTCCCAAGGTGGCGCTGGCACTCAGGGAATGGCTGGTGGCTCCACGCAGAAGCCTATATCTGTGGCTGACATGGTAGAAAACTGGAACGACGGAGGGCGAGAAGCCTTTGCCGCGTTAAAGAAGAAAGCCAAATAAACCACTTTTGATATAGGACTACTAATATGGCTGCTACAACTAGCACAACCCTTGACGACCTGTTTGCGAACATCATCGCTCAGGCACGATTCACCGCTGAAGAAGAATCCCTAATGATGGGATTGGTGACGCAGTACAACATCGGCGACGAAGCCGGCAAGACGATTCAGGTGCCAAAGTACCCTGCAATCACTGCCGCTGACCTAACCGAAGGCACCGACCTGACCAGCACGACTGTTTCTACTTCCTCTGTTGACATTACCGTTGGTGAAGTTGGCGCGCAGGTAGTATTGACCGACTTGGCTGCTATGGGTGCCGGCAACCCTGCTGAAGAGTTGGGTACGGTACTGGGTAACGCTATCGCCACCAAGATGGATGCAGACCTAATCGCTTTGTTCGATGGGTTCAGCACTGCCTTTGGCGCTGCCGCGCAAGAGATCACTGTTGCTGATCTGTTCAAGGCTGCTGCTACCTTGCGTAACAACAAGGCACAAGGCGACATCTTCGCGGTTGTAAACCCTTTCCAAGCGTATCAACTGAAAGCCAACCTAACCAATACCTTCGCTAACCCCAACGGTGGTGACGCGCAGAACACGGCTATGGTTAACGCTTACGTTGGAACCATCGCTGGAATCGACATCTACGAGTCATCCAATGTGACTGTAGACGGTTCTGGTGACGCGAAAGGCGCTGTCTTCTCACGCGAGGCTTTGGCTATCGCTATGAAGCGCGACTTCCAGATCGAAGCGCAACGAGACGCATCCCTACGGGCCTTCGAGCTTAACGCTACCGCCATTTATGGTGTGGGCGAGCTTGATGACACCTACGGTTGCGAGATGTTGTTCGACGCTAGCATCTAGAGCGTTTGGATGGCCCTGCCCCTATCTCTCCTTTGGGGTGGGGCCGTCCCTTTTTTGGAGGTTCTATTGGCTATAACTTACCGAGGCGAGCGGTTCGAGGGTTACAACAAACCCAAGCGCACACCCAAGCACCCAGAAAAAAGCCATGCAGTATTGGCGAAGGAAGGCGACAAGGTTCGTTTGATTCGTTTTGGGGCGCAGGGCGCTGACACTAAGCCGCCAAGGAAGGGTGAAAGCGAAGCAGACAAGGCGAAGCGCAGATCCTTCAAAGCGCGACACGCCAAGAATATCGCCAAAGGCAAGATGTCTGCGGCATTTTGGGCCGATAAGGTTAAATGGTAGGGGCATAACATGGCATTTTCTCAAGACTCCGATCTGGTAGCCCTTGTCCCTGACATTCTGGACTTTGGCATTACATCTTTTGCGACCGAGCACGCGAAAGCTCAAACAGATTTGACCCGTACCATCCGAAACGAGTGGTGGTATAAGAAGCAGATCCCAGGGGAAATGAACCCTGCCTACCTGACCGACTCCCAGTGGACACGCTGTAATTCATATCTCGTTCTGTGGAAGTACGCGCTCCCTCAGTTAACTAACTGGGTGCAGGATGACCGATTCCTCAACATGATTACTTTCTATCAGCAGCGTTATAACGAGGAGTTGGTTGCGGTGTTTGCTGACGGTGTTGAGTATGACGATGACAACAGCGGCACCATTGAAGATGATGAGAAAGGTATTGTCGCTTATGGGCGACTCACACGATGAGCATCAAGATTGACGTCAAGACGTTCCCTGAAGACTTCACGAAGATTACAAGGGCGCAGAGGCGTGATGTGAAGCGCGGTGTGACCAAAGGTATAGCTCGGGCGGCATTAAAAGGTAAGGAGATCATTGACGAGCGCACCAGTAGGGGCATGGGTATCAACGGCAAGTTCGCAGGCTACCCAGAGAAATATAAAACATGGCTTGAAGCTGCTGGCTACCCTACTACGCCCGTTGACTTAGAGAACGAAGGCGACATGCTGCGATCTATGCAAGCGGCGGTCACTAGCTCTAATGAGGCTGTCTTGTACTTTGATAACGCTACGCAAGCTAAGAAAGCGGCGTTTAACAACCGTATCAGACCTTTCTTCGGTTTCAACAAGAAGGAAGAAAAGGTGTTGGCTGATGTGTTCAGGAAGCAGTTACAACTATGAGCGCGAGAGAGAACATAGCAGGCAATCTGGTGACTTCGCTACAAGCGGTGACAACACCAACAGACATCAAGTTCGTGACCCGCGAGCCGTTTGATTTTGACAAGTTGAGCAACGCGCAATATCCGGCGGTGCTAGTCAGAACCACAAACGAAAACAGGGAAGATGCAACCGTGGGCGGGAGTATGACCCAGCGGTTCGGCACGATTGATTACCAACTTGTCTGCTATGTCAAAGGGACGGGCTTGGACGAAGCAAGGAATAACATCGTCGAGGCTATAGAGGAAAAGCTAGACGAAGACAGATCGCGCGGCGGCTATGCAATCGACACACAGATTGTCAGCGTAGAAACCGACGACGGCAGCATTACCCCCATCGGTGGGGTGATTTTAACGGTACGCATTGAGTACCAGTACACTCGTGGAACAACCTAAGGGGTTTAATCATGGCAACGACTAAAGGCTCAAGCGGCGTAGTCAAATTGGCGGTAAGTGGCGGCAGTGCCACTGCTATGGGTGAAGTCCGTAGCTTCACGCTTTCAGAATCAGCAGACACCATCGAGGATTCGGTTATGGGCGACACCGCCCGAACCTATGTTGCCTCGTTGAGCACTGCCTCTCTTTCTATGGACGTTTATTGGGATGATGCAGACGCAGTCCAGCTAGTGATGGACACGAAAGCAGACCTAGATTGGGAACTGTATCCAACAGGAAGTGGTACTGGCGAGAAGTATTACAGCGGCAGCGGCATCCTAACCAGCAAAGAAATCACGGCGGCCTTTGATGGTATGGTAGAGGGAAGTTTTGAGATTCAAGTCTCAGGCGGCATTACCGAAGCAACCGCATAAGGAATCCTAGAATGGGTTTAGCTAAAGAATTACGAAACAGAAGACAAGTGAATGCGAGACGGATAGAGGTCGAGGCGTGGGCTGATCCTGATGGACAGCCCTATGCCATGTTCTGCTTCCCGATCACCTGCTATGACATCAACCAACTCCAAAAGAAGCATCCTAAGTTTATGGAAAACACGACGATGGCGGCAATGATTGACCTGATCGTCATGAAAGCCAGCGACGAGGATGGTAATCGGTTGTTTACGTCGGCAGAAGACAAAAACGATTTGATGGGCGAGGAGACGGGCGTTATTTCCAGTATCGCTGAACAGATGTTCGCTGAAATCGAATCCACGGAGGATTTGGAAAAAAACTGATTGCCGATTCGTTGAGGTTCAACCTCATATCCTTGGCGGATCGGCTACACATGAGCATCGGCGAAGCCGAGCAGATGCCCCTCTCTGAGTTCTATGAATGGGTGGCGTACTTCAAGATAATGAGCGAGAGGCAAGAAGATGGCTGAAGAAGTCAAAATCTATATCAAGGCGATAGACCAGACTAAAAAGGGCTTCGCAAAAGCTGCTAGTGGTCTCAAGAGCCTCGCCGGTAAAGTCCTAAACCTGAAGACTGCGCTAGTTGGGGTAGTTGGCGCTGGCGGTTTCGGTGCCTTAATCAAATCATCAATTGACGCGGGGGACCAGTTAGCTAAAACCGCTGACAAGTTAGGCGTAACCACAGAAGCCCTTGCGGGTTTACGTCACGCAGCAGAGCTTACAGGCGTCTCTACAGGCACGATGGACATGGCGATGCAGCGTTTCACCAGACGCGCTGCGGAGGCCGCACAGGGCACTGGAGAAGCTGTGGGAGCACTCCGTGAGCTTGGGATAGATGCCGAATCTATAACTAGACTGCCGCTAGATGAGCAAATGAACGTCGTAGCGGACGCTATGAAAGGCTTGGATAGTCAGGCTGACAAAGTACGCATAGCCATGAAGCTGTTTGACAGTGAGGGTGTGGCACTGGTCAACACCCTTGGCGGTGGCTCTGAGGCTCTAAAGGCTATGACGGCGGAAGCCGAGCACTTTGGCGTTACGCTTTCCCGCACTGATACAGCGCAGATGGAGGAGGCCAACGATGCCATCACAAGGCTCAAGGCAGTATTTACTGGCCTGACCAATCAACTAGCGGTAGCTTTCTCGCCGATTATCACGTTTGTCGCCAACGCATTCCGCCAATCCGCCCTAGATGCGTCTGACTTCGGGGCGATAGGCCAAAAAGTAGCGAGCGCGATGATAAGGGCTTTCGGTTTTGTGAGAAACAATTTGCACTTTTTGCAGATAATGTTTACTCATATCAAGTTAGCTGTCCTGCAACTTGCTAACGCTTTTGGGCAAAAGCTAGTACCCGTCTTAGATTTCTTCATAGAAAAGTACAACAAGATGGCGGCCAGTATGGTCGGCGGTCTGCTCGGCATGGAGGAGCTAGGCACAACCGGCAAGGAAATGGTCGCTGGTCTTCCTGAAGCTATAGCTGCAACTACTACCGCTTTAGAAACGTTGAAGGCAACAAATCCCGGGGCGCAGCTAGTAGTTGACATGGAAGCCTTTGGCGTGGCTAGCAGAAAAACAGCAGAGGACATAGCTGCTGTATCGGCCGCAGTGACAGGGGCAACTGGAACTGACGATGGCGCTAAAAACATCGCTGACAGACTACACGACAGCTTCGACAAGCTGCTCAAAGACATGCCGACTGTTCAGAAGAGCCTAGACAAAATCGCTGGCACAACAATGAAGAACATGTCGGACGGCCTGATGAATGTAGTCAAGGGCACGATGTCGCTGAAAGATGCGTTCAAGAAAATGGCGCTGGATATGATCGCGCAGATGATACAGATGTTTATCATCGACAAGATAACTGGCGGCTTTATGTCTTTTGCCAAAGGTTTAACCGGCAAGGCTATCGGCGGCCCTGTTCAGTCTGGTCAGCCGTACATGGTTGGGGAGCGTGGGCCGGAGATGTTTGTGCCTAACCAGTCAGGCTCTATTGTGCCGAACAAGAACATGGGCGGGGGCGTTACTGTTGTTAACAACGTGGACGCTAGGGGTGCCGGCGCTGATGTAGACCAAAAGATTAGATCAG